GCTCTGAAGCACGGGCGCGAAATAGCCCGCGATGGTTGGAACGGCAAGGGCATGTTCTTGTTTCTGCACAACGATCGTAGCAGGCATATCCGCCTGCGCCCGACCAACTTCAGTTATTATATGGCCGCGTCCGACGCATCGGAAGCCGTCGACACCGACTACTTTCACGTCGAACCGCATATCGTGATGAAGACCGCCGACGGAAAATATATTCCGTGGTTGGCGTCACAGAGCGATTTGCTCGCAACCGATTGGGTCATAGACCCCCGTTAGATGCCCGGATCACCGAAGAAGCGCGAGCGCCGCGAGGCGGAAGAGCGCGCACGAACAGCGGCGCAAGCCGCGCCTAGCAGGGATGGTGGTGAAAGCCACACGGCGTCAACAAGCGCGCCGTCCGCGGAAGCGGCTCCCGCCAGTTTACCCGCCACCGTTCCATTGGTGGAGGGCGAGTTGCTCACTCCTGTCTCTCCAGGGGTGGAGCCCACCAGGACGGCCTTAAAAAGAGCCATGCGCGCGCGAGCGCAAGAGCACGCTGAAAAAGCGATCGCGGTCCTGGTGGAGATTATCGAAGACCCGAAGGAAAAGCGCGAGACGCGCCGATCCGCTGCCAACGACCTGTTGGCCTGGGGCTTCGGAAAACCCGCGCAGGAAATTGAAGCAGGCGAAGGCGCTCAGATGATCGTCATTCGCAGATTTGGAGACGGACCATGACGGGCGAGACACCCGAGAACAAAACGGAAGACATCATCGAAGCCGTGGTGGAAGCCGCGGTGGAAGTGTTCGTCCCCGTCGTCGCGATCGAGGCGCTCTTCGATCTGTACCGACACGACGTGACCGGCAAGGCCCACCATATGTGGGTGGCGCTGCACGACTTGGTCGCCAAGGCCAAAGAGGAAATTGCCGCCCATGTATAATATCCCGAACGGCGCCGCCGCGATCACCACGAGCGATACCGCGGAACTCCAACTCGTCGGCCTCTATGTCGGCGGCACTGGTGACGTGAAGGTCGACGACGCGCTGGGTAACACCGTCACGTTCAAGGCCGTACCCGTCGGCACCACCATTACCTGCCGCATCACTCGCGTCTACGCCACACTGACCACCGCGACCAATCTGGTCGGCTTCAAGTTGTAACGCTTGGCCGAACTGATCCTCCCGAACGGCTGGCGTCCGCGTGAGTATCAGCGCCCGGCCTGGAACTATCTCGAAGGCGGCGGCAAGAACCTTGTCAACGTCTGGCATCGCCGATCGGGCAAGGACAGCATGGCGCTGAACTGGACCGCGGTGGCGGCCCACGAGCGCAAAGGCGTCTACTGGCACATGCTCCCGGAAGCGGAGCAGGCGCGCAAAGCGGTCTGGAACGGTATCGACCGCGAAGGCCGCCGGATCATAGACCAAGTTTTTCCGGGCGCACTTGACCCCGGCTGCGCCAACGGCGTCGTCAAGGCGGCCGACAAGCAGACAATGACGCTGGAGCTTAAGAACGGCTCCATCTGGCAGTTGGTCGGAAGCGACAACTACAACAGCCTGGTCGGCTCCAATCCGTGCGGCGTCGTCTATTCGGAATACAGCATCGCCGATCCCGCCGCGCGCGACTTCTTGCGCCCGATCCTGAAAGAGAACGGCGGCTGGCAAGCCTACATCTACACGCCGCGTGGCAAGAACCACGGATACGACCTGTATCAGATGGCGAAGACGAACCCGAAGTGGCACGCGGAAATTCTGACCGTCGAAGACACGATGAAGCGGGGCGGCACGCTCACCCTCGAAGACATTGAGGACGAGCGCAAAGCCGGAATGGACGAGGACATGATCCGCCAGGAGTATTATTGCTCCTTCGAAGCGGCAATGCGCGGCGCCTACTACGGCGACCTGTTCGAAAAGATCGAACAAGAGAAGCGCCTCACTTACGTCCCCTATATCCCCGGCACGCCCGTCGAGACGTGGTGGGACTTGGGTGTCGGCGACAGCACCGCGATCTGGTTCATCCAGCGCGTCAACAACGAGTGGAGAGCCATTGATTACCTGGAAGCGTCTGGTCAGGGCCTTGAGTATTACGCTCGTGCTCTCTTTAACAAGCCCTATGTCTACTCGCGGCATATCGGCCCGTTCGACCTTTCCAATCGTGAACTCGGCACCGGCAAAACCCGCCTAGAAATGCTCGCCAATCTTGGCTTGCGAATGGACATGGCGCCGAAGCTGAAGCCGGACGACGGCATCCAGGCGGTGCGGCAAGTTCTGCCCCTATTTTGGTTCGACGCCACCAAGTGCGCTCAAGGCGTGAAGAACTTGAGCATGTACCGGCGCGAATATGACGACAAGAACAAGGTCTTCAAGGATTACCCCCTGCACGACTACACCTCGCACGCCGCGGACGCGTTCCGCTATGGCGTCGTGGCTGACGGTCGCAGGGCTCCGAGCGGTTTCAACCGCCAACTGAACTACGGAAAGCTCCGCGCGGCATGAAGCCCGTCAACAAGACACTCGACGACGCGACAATTCAGTCCATCTTGAAGGCTGAACGCGCGAACTCGCTCGGCGCCGAACAGTCGAGCGACCTGTCCGAGCAGCGTATCCGTAACATGGACTACTACATGGGGGACATGACGGACTCCATGCCCGCGAACGAGGGCGAAAGCTCCGCGGTGTCGACCGACGTGCAAGATTTGGTCGAAGGCGTGCTGCCGATCATCCTGGACGCGCTTTCGGGCAGCGACAAGGTCGTCGAGTTCATGCCTCGCGGCCCGCAAGACGAAAAAGCCGCCTACCAGGAGACGTGTTTCGTAAATCACGTCTTCTACCAGCAGAACGACGGCTTCCTGACGCTGCACAATGCGGTCAAGGACGCCCTGCTTTCGAAGAACTGCTACATCAAGTGGTGGATGGAGAGCGACGAAGCGCGCACCCGCGAAAAATACCGCGGGCTTACCGAAGACGCCTTCGCCCAAATCACTTCGGACACCGAAGTATCGGTCATTGACACCGAACAGTACGCCGACACCGACCCGGCCACTCAGCAACCGGTCACATATTACAACGTCATCACCGAGGCGGTGAAGAAAAAGCTCCGCGCGAAGATCGCGGCCTTCGCCCCCGAAGAATTTCTGATTTCCAAGAACGCGGTGAACGTAAAGGACGCGCCGTACCTGGCGCACGTCCAGCGCAAGCCGCAAGCCGACCTTATCTCGCAGTTCCCCGACAAGGAACAGGTGATCCGTTCTTCGCCGAACGCCGTCACCACGGGCGACAACTATGAAGCGTTCGCGCGCCAGACGGTGCAGGACAACCAGGACCAGCTTCAGACCGCCGACGACGTCAACAAAGACATGCGGCTGATCGAAGTCACCGAGCACTATATTCGGCTGGCGCTCGAAGAGGACAAGGTCGCGCGCCGCTACAAGATCACGACGGTCGGAACCGGCGCCGACATCATTGACCTGGAGGAAGTGACCGCCTGGAATATCGCCTCCGGCACCCCGATCATCATGCCGCACCGGCACTTCGGGCGCGCGGTCGCCGACCTGGGTATCGACATTCAGGAAATCAAGACGTCGCTGCTTCGCGCCACGCTGAACAACGCCTACTACGCGAACAATCAGCGCATGGAAGTTTCCGAGACCCACGCGTCGGAAAACACCATTGACGACTTGCTGAACAATCGCGTCGGCGGCCTCGTGCGTACCAAAATGCCGGGCGGCCTGACCGCGATCCAGACCCAGAGCATCGGCGGCTGGGTCGAGCCGATCATCGAATACATGGATGGCGTCGCTGCCAAGCGCACCGGCATCAACCCCAACAACACGGCGATTGACGCCGACAGTCTGAACCACGCCAGGACCGGCGCCGTGACGCGGATCATGGACGCGGCCGAAATGCGTATCAAGCTGATGACGCGCGTGTTCGCCGAGACACTGATCGTCGACGTCTTCCGCGGCCTGCACGGGATGCTTCAGGAGTTCTCGGAAGAGAAGGAAGTATTCCAGGTCGAGGGCGCCTGGGTTGAAGTCGACCCGCGCGAATGGACCAAGCGCGATCGCATGACGGTCGCGATGCCGCTCGGCGGCGCGTCGAAACAGCAGATGCTCGGCTTCTTCGACGCGCCGCCGAG